CTCTTTGTATTCTTTCGTCTGTTAGTTTGTATTCAACTTTTGTTATTTTATGAGTTTATCGCTTCCATAAACTCGCCTTATACTTTCTATAAGGATTAGACTATATCATATCACATTATATGTGATTTCCGCACTTCGAGCTTGCTTAAGCTCTACTCCATAAAGGATAGTCGTTGAACCTTGATCCTATTAAGGACCCTTGGCTGCGGATTGTGGAATCATTTAACCTTTTTACCATCTCTGAGTAGTTACTTCAGCCCTTATCTATATTACTATGATAAGTTGGTAGTTAAAAGCTCTAACCATATTCCCGCAATTCACGGAATTTTAGACCGACAATGCAAAAATGTATTTTAGTTTGTATTGCATAGAAGGAATTATATAAGGAGATATTAATTTATCAAAATTTAATCTTGATTCACTAGCTATTTTCAAAATAAAATAATTTCCGCTATGTCGTTTATTTGCAGTAATATTTCATTTCTTTTTTAACCATTCTTGTAGTAAATCTACTTCAAATTCTGTAAAGCTGTTTGTAGCTAACACTCCTTGATTACAACCATCGTCCATAAATCAATAAGCTAATGCTATTGGATGATCTATCATATCTAAATATTCTTGAGTTATAGTTTTAATTCCATTTATATATAGCTTATTATATAAATCGTTAAATATTTTATGAGACTTTGAATTACCTCTAATTGTTGAATATGTATTATTAGTTCTTTTATCAAAGTAATCGTATTCTTTATAATCCCCCATAAATTCTCCAAGAATTTCTACTTTCTTCATAAATAATTCTCTTTGTTTAGTTGAGTGAACTAAAGCTAATCTACAAGTAGGATGATGTTTTCTAGGTTTTCCTATATTCATATCTCCCAGTAAACTGCCAAGAATCATTTGTTCTTGTATGTGAGATAATTGATGTTCTTCTTGAGAAAATGTCGGAGTGATTTTTAATATATCACTTGATATTTTCTTCTTTCAAAAACTAATTGCAGATGGATTTACTCCAAAATACTCTGCACATTCTTTTGTGGTTTTCCCAGACTTAACTAGTTCTGTAAGTTCATCAATATCTACTTTTTTCCTTGGAATAATATTATAATTATTTTTCAAATATTTAGATACTGTGTCTGTTTTGTGACCTGTTAGTTTTCCAATTTCTTCACAGGTTTTTCCTTCTAAGTACATTTTATGAAGTTTTTCAACTTCTTCATTTGTTAATTTTTTTGCCATATTAATTTGTTTTAAATTATTATTATCTATAGTGCAAAAATAATAATAAAAATTAATATAAGCAAATTATTTAATATATTTTTTGTTTGTTACCTTTCGTCGGTCGCACTATTTAAAAGTTCTCCCATATCAAGAGATTTATCAGTTAATCTTCTTTGGAAGTCTATTAGCTGAATAATATTATTTGCAATATCTGCAGGAACTGCATATTTAGAAATTCATTCAGGATCATTTTCAAACATAGAAAAATCTACATTTGCCAATGTAATTAATTGTTCTGTTCCATTGCGTTGGGAACCTTTAATAAACGAATATCTACTTAAAAGTTGTCTAGTTGTATCAAAATCTCTATTTACAATACTGTCATAGACTTGTTTAAATCTAGTATTATATAAGTTAGATAAGGCAAAGAAACTCTTTAATCCTGTAGCAACATTACCAATTACAGTTTTACCAACCATATTTTGAATTTGCATTAAATATTTACTAGCAGAATTATAAGGATTCATAATTTTTGCACTTTCTCCTAATACAGATTTACTTGCAAGTTCTTGCATGTGAGATGTTGTAATAGGCATTGTGAGGTTAATCTGATTTTTAGGACTTAATATTACATCAAATACACCATTTACAATTGCATTTCTTATAGCATCCTGTTTTAAGAATGGAGATATTTTTGGATCTTCTGCATTTGTAAGTAATTCTCCATTATTAGAAATAGAATAACCTAATATATAAACTTTATCAATATCATAATCAGACCCTTGCAGCCATGTCTGATTGGTTGGTACGTAGACCTCGTTTATGTCACTATCAGTAAATAGAACTACTTCCATTGGCATGAATGACTGCATTGACTGACAAGGAATTCGCGTACCTACAAATCTCAAACTTTGCTCAAATGCTTTATATTTTCTATCAGCGATCTTCATAATTCTATTACTGAATCTAATATTTTGATTATCACTTAACATTTGAATAAGCACTTGAGGATTTATAGATTTGTAATCTAAAATTTCTCTAGTTTTTACATCTCCAAAATCATCATAATATGATAAAGTAACATTATCTGATGTAAATTGATTTACAATTAAATTTTCATAATTAGATAATGTATAGTTATACTTATAGTTATTATAAATTCTAGAATTATTAATTTCAGAAAATCTTTCAAAGTTATCTACAATTACTAGATCGTGTGTATTTCCTGCAGTATCAGTATATTTATAGAACTTCTTACCTTCTGCAGATGCTACTTCTTTTCCATTGTAGTAAACAGAATTATCAACTATAGTAAAATCTCCATTTGGAGTTAAAGTATCTTTATATAAATTATTCAGATTTTGGTCTCCAATTTTTACATAAAGTTTTTTTCCAGTTCCATCAAATAATACTATATCATAAGATTCAGGATCAGGATTATCGTTGTTATAATAACCTTGAATTCTCTCTTTAAAGAACTCAGCTCCTCTTTGCTTAATTTTAGCTATAGAATCTCCTGGTAATAGACCTAATTGTTTAGCGTATAATTTACCCATAATAATCTGGGCAGGAATTACTTGTACAGATTCAGGTTGTACATATATACCTTTTCATTGGATCATCTTACCATCAGCTAAATCATTTAATAATTTTTGCTGAGATTTATGTAACGAGTTTTCTATAAAGTCAATATCGATTTCTCCCGCACTAGGAATTAATGTTCCTGCTGCTCTACGAATTAGAGCTATTCTCTCTGTAGTAATAATATTAACTCATTCTAGTTGCTCAGGGGTTAAATCTTTTTCAGGTTTTCCTTTAAGCCCAAGTTCCTTTTTAATATTAGATCTTAATTCATCATATAGAGATTCTACAGTAGTACTAGAGGTTCCATTAAGATAATGTAATGCACGAGTTATATCTCCTTCAAAAATACTATGTTTTTCTCCCTCAATAATAAATATTGTATCAGAGCCTTTAAGATTTTTTGGACGTAAAGATAATCTTTGTGCATATCTCTTATCTAAGTTTTTATACCAATCGTATTTTGAATAATTATCAATTTTTACAATATCATACATATCAGTAGTAACCTTTCCCATATATCCTTGATATAGTCTCTGTCCTTCTTCGTTTAATAAAGGTTCTTCTCCATTAAACATCGGATCATTATAAACTACTAATGTATCTTCAAAATCGATAGGATTTTCAGCAGTAAGTTCTGTAACAAATGGGTTAATAAGATTTTCTCCATTACGAGTAACAAAAGGACCTTGCATTGCTTCATTAACAGTTAAATCTGCAAGGCGAGGATCTGTAGCTCTACCTACTTTTCTTACTAAATCTAAAAGTTCATCATAGCTATAGTTATATCCTCCTCAGTTAAAATACTGTTGTATTCCATATGATGGATTTAATACAGATGCAACACCATCATAATGACGTCTAATTGCATCTTTTACTAAAGAAGATGTAACTGTTGAGTTAAAGATACCATTAATAGTTCCTGCACTAAAAGGAATTTTATAATCAATTTTCTTTTCATTAAAACTTTGTTGCGCAAGTTTTATAAAAGATTGTGCGAGTCCTAAAGTATCTTTATTATTTGTTTGAAAAGCTTTAACTAAAGCTTTACCATAAATTTCATATAAGGCTTGTTGGTCTCCTGTTTCAAGAACTTCATGAATTTCTGCAATAGCATCATGACATAATTTACCAATTTCTTGATATACTTTTGTTGCTAAATCGTGTGTAAATCCATTTTGTTCAAGAGCACTAATCATCTGAGTCATTTCAGTAACTTCTGCTTCATCAAGTTCATGATCTGCATTCATCTGAACTCCTCCAAACTTAGTTGACATTGTAGTAAACCATAAATCAGAATCATTAGTTCAAATATCATCACCATTAACATTAGAAGCTCCTACTTTAATAGCAGATTTATTTACAAGATACCCAATCATATAATCCTTTAGATTATTATCATTAATAATATCATTAACAACATCTAAATTATTTTCTGATCAATATAATTGTTTCATGGTATCATTGTATTCCATTGATCATGCTCCACCAAATATTTGATCTAAATCATATATACTACTAATTTTAATATCTGTATCGAGTATACTATTTTCTCCAATTATATTACCAAATATATCGGTTTCAATACGTTCTACTTGAGCTACATTATTATTAATAACTACATGATTTATTTTCCAATAAGTTTGGTTATCAGGTTCTCTATAGAAAAGATTATCAAATACTTTGTCATAAACGATTGTTACACTAGGATCAAATAGTAAATTATGCATTTTTCTAAACATATTTTCTAACTTGATATCTGATCCCCATGATGTACGCCTATTAGCATTTGTAATCTCATATTCTGCTCACTTTAATAATTTAGGTAAACCATATTCTCCATTCATATCTGCTAAAATAGTCTTTTTATTTCTACCTACTTTAGCATCAATTAGTGATACATTTTGTTGTCTAGAAAAATACGGACTTGTAAATCCAGATCCGTCCATAGAATCAACACTATCAGTCATACCAGAAATATTTTGTACAGCAGCTCCAATATCTCCAACTACAGCCATTTTAACTTTTGGAGCAACTCCATTTTTTAATCCTTGTGCAAAGGAATGATGAGTAGCTCCATAAATAACCATACGTTTTACCTGAGAAATTCATCTGCTTGCAAAACTATGTTCAAGATATCCTTCTGTTGCAGAAACCTCTTTATTCTTATTTGGGTGAGCGTAAACTCCTCCAACCATCATTTTATTATATTCATTACTTAAAAATGAATCCATAATGAAATACGAATAAAGCATAGGATTTAATTTACCATCCTTATCATGTATTGTTACATAAGGAACTGTATATGATATTGGCTCATCATTTTCATCAACAGTTTCAATAGTTCTTTCAGAAATTCAGTTACTTCATTTTCTAGCAGAAAATGCCTTATATACATTTTTGTCAGAAGATATACTCTCTCAAGCTTTTGAACTATCTTCAAGAAATCTGTTTAATTGATAATTAATAAACTCATTAAATTGATTTCTTTCACTAAAGATATTATAAAGATTTTCAAGGGTTTCATTAAAGACATTTTTCTTAGTATATGGATCTTTAGATATATGAATTTCTTCAATAAATTCTAATCCATTGTCTCTAAATTTTTGCTTAATATCTGCAAGTTTTGTTTTTGCAATATATTCTTTTAGATCACTTATAGTCTTAAATTCTTTACCTATCGCTTGAGTATAGTCGTTTAAGATTTTATTAATTAAGTTCGTATACTGACTTTGATTTGTTTTAAATCAAATATTCATAATAGGTTCTAAATCAGATATATTCTTGCTAGAATAATATTTCTCTAAAACCTCCTTAAAGTTAATTGAACCTAGATCTTTAAAATCTCAATTTTGACTTAAATCGAATTGCATTACAAAATGTTTATTTTTATCTGAATAAACTGTTGATTGCAATCCAATTACTCCGTTTACCTTTCCACCCTGCTCAGAAACAGATTTACTTGAAGTTAATCCTTCAAAGAAATCATATACTATTGCAAGGTGCATTACTTCATCTTCAGTAAGATTACTCGATTGTTTAGTATAATCTCCAATAGTTACTTCTGCTCGAATCTTTGGATTTTTAATACGTTGAATATTATTAAATACAGCATTATCACTCATTACTGTATCAGATCCTCATCCAAGTTCATCATGTAAATATTGACTCATTTTCTTATGAGAATACGCTAAACAAACCATTTGATATAATGGTAAATTATTACCTTCCGCATTCTTAATAACATTAATTGTATCAGAACCATTAGTAACACTTAAGACTTTTGCCAAATCATTTGCTTGTCCAAAGAAACCATTTTTGCCTATATCAATAATTTGACCTGAGTTGGCACTATATAAAATACTACCTAATATTGGAGTTAATAATGTAATTTTATTTACATTTTTTTCTCTTGGGAACACTTGTTCTGCAACTTGATTAAAATCAGCTGCTACTAAAAATGAAGCAAAATCCATAAGTAAATCGTCCATTAAAGTATCAGATATTATTCCTGCAGAATTAATTTCTCCAGTATCAGGATTATATTTTAAATTTAAAGTATTACTGCCTTCTGTAATACTAATATTAGTTCCAATAATATTAATATCATATTTTCCTAACTTATTTTGGAAGTTAGTTTTATTATCAATTCAGTAAGTACTTGCAGCTTTAATAATATTTGTAAGAAAATATCTCTGTATTTGTACAGGTCTATCAGTTAAATTCTTACCAGTTAATTCTCCAGTTAAGTTGTCTTTACCATAACTAATATAACTTGACAATACTGTCTTATTCATTAGATGTGTATACATTTGTTTAATTGGAGTAGCCATTTTATCTGAATAGATAAACTTAGCAATACCTCTTAACTTATTTTGTAAGTAAGTTGTATGTTCTGGTGCTACAGACTTAGTTGCTAGTGCATTTAAATATTTTCCAATAATTTTACTCATATCCATATTGCCCTCTTTAGCTATTTCGTCAACTATTTCAGGGTCAACACTTTCTTCCATGAATAACTTTACTTTACCCATAGCTGAATTAAACCCAGATAAAGTAATAGCTGTATTTTCTATAATAACACCATCTTCATTAACTTCAGGAAAATATGAAAGTAAAATTTTTGCGAGGTCACTGACGGATTCTTCAGCTCCCATAAATTCATTATTACTAAAACCAGTATAGTGTGTAACATTCGGACCATCATAATTATAACGTCCTACAGCATAAGTTGAACTGTTTTTATATTCTGGTTTAATAGAAATAAATGGAGTATATAATCTCAATATATCATCAAAAGTTTTTAATGTTACATATGCGTTGTATGCATTAAAATATTTTTGATCTTGAGTAAGTCCTGCATTTTTAATGTAGGCTTCATATTCTTTTATAGTATCTTCAAATATATTAATAATAGATTTAGGCTCTGAGTCAATGCTAATAGGATTTAGAGGTTTTCCCATGAACTCACTAATAATAGATAAAAGTTCTTGTTTGTATTTAAAAATTCCAGTATTTAAATTGGAATAACTTCCTAAAGTAGCATTTGCATCTATAAAAGAATCAGAATTAATATCAAATACAGACATAGAAATAATCCTTTTTGCTGTATCATCAATCATTTTATTATATTGTCTTGAATTATCAATATAATATTGTTGAGGTGAAGATCCTTCAGGAGGAAGTTCAATACCTAATCTACTACTAATCTTTTTAGGTTCAGATACAGGTGTTGGAGCGGAGTCTGTATAGACTCCACTCACAAACATATTAAACACCTCATCTGGATTTGTAAAATGCTCATTTATGAACACTTTAAACGCATTTAAATCTGGTGAATCACCTCTAAGTAAGTTCTTCAGTAACGGATAATATGCTGAAGAATATCCACATTTAACACTCATTATTTTCTAATTTTGCTATTAAGTATTTCTGTACGTTTTCTCTTAACTCATTAAGAGTTTCATTTGTACTAACTTCGTTATAATATGTACTTGCTACAGTTTCGGTTACTTCTGTATTTTGCATTAAAGCTTTAAGATACATTAAAATATTAGGACTTGATTTATATAAGTCTTTTACAGAATTTAAATAATCTCTAAGTTCTATATATTCATTCATTGTATTAAACTCTCTAATTGAGTAAACTCCATCTTTATTTTCAAGTACAAAATTCTTTGAATTATTGTTCAAAGATACTAAAAATGGTACAAATTTCAAATTATTTCTAGAGATAATTGTAACATCATCTGGATTCTCTCCATAAGCTTGTTTAAATAAATTTTTAAGCATAGGAGTAAGATCATCCTTTATCTCCTTCATTACAATTTCAGGATTGTTAGAATCTCCAACAATTTGAATTATTGTATAATTTGGAGTAGTAACTTTATTTAATATTTCATTATTAACATCATTAACTGTTGATTCTAATAAGTCTATATTTGTAATTTGTTTATTTACTCCAAACTGGTTAAACGCCTCATTAATTTTATTAATCTTTTGACGTTGTAAATCCTCTTGAATAGCTCTTTCAGGATTAACTTGAATCTTGTCATAATCTATAATAAAATCGTTTCCTATTAAATTAGAAGCATTTGTAGAATATAGTTTATTTGCAGTATCAACTTCATAGTAGAATTGAGATCCTGGAACTACTTTAACTGCATCATCAAATACGTAAATTCCTTGCTTAAAGTTTGGATTATTTTCAATATGTTCTTGAAGTTTTTCAGTTTTTCCAACAAAATCCGCAAAGATATTATATATCATAAATGATGGATCATTAAATTCAAATTTACCAACTCTACTAATGTAACCTGTTTGCATTAACATTTGGTTAGAATCAAAAGATCCAAACTCGGTATTTAGTAAAGAATCAAAATCAGAATAAGTTTTCCCATTAACAACATATTGTCCATTCTCCATAGTTACTATTCTTTCAGTAACGTTTCCTCTATCAGCTTGAGTTACTTTATCTTCATAAGTAACTCTAATAGCATTAGTATATCCTGATTGTGTATTTAATAATGCTCCTAATCTAAATAATATAGTATTTTTATAGGGAGAAAAATATGCAAGTGAAATTAATTGTCCAGCTCTTTCTCTATTAAGATTATTTCTAACTTTAACATTTTTGTCTCCTGCTTTTCTTTGTGCATTAAATAAATTAACATTATTAATTGCAGTATGAATTATATTATCTAAAGAAGCAACACTATTTATTCCTATTAATCGAATTCTAGGATCATTTTGAACAGTATTTAAAATAGTTCCATCTTCTGCTACTTGTGCTTTTAAGTGAGCTTCAAATTCCTTTTGACTGACTAATGGATCAGCAGAGAATAACATAAATGTATTTCCTCTATTCTGATACATAAACGCATAGTTTCTTGAATCTGCTTCAAATGTATTTCCTACTCATTTAATATGATCTTGCCAATCTGACTTACGTACTACTAAAGATACTAATTTTCCGTAAGAAGAGAATAAACCTCCTTTATTTAAGGCACTTGTATTAAAGTTAGATACATCAACAGTTGTTAATTCTCCTTCTCTTGTAAACTTAGCATAACTTCCAATTGTAAAATCTCCTGTATATGTTCCAAATCTTGGAGTTGTAAATAATAATGGAATTTGTGCAGTTTTATTTTTTATCTGAATTTTTGCTACTAATAATCCTCTTCGCCCATTATCATATGGAACGACTTCAAACGTAGGTTTAGTTTTTAGTGCAGTTTCTAGTTCACTAAAAGCACGACCCATAGCTCTATCTTTATTTAAAGCTTGTCCTAACCGTATAATTTCTCTTGGATTTTTATAATATCCATATTTAAAATAAGCAGCGATTAAATTTAAAGCCCTAATATATTTAGGAGCTGCAAGTTTACCTTTTATTCCTAATATGTTAAATAAAGAAGATTCTTCACTTTGATCATAATTTCATAAATTATTTAAATAGAAATCTGCAATATCGTTTCATTTAGAAATATTTAAAGGATCATCTGTTATTCCTATATTCTGAGGAACTTCTTCAAGTATATCTACAGGAGAAGTAACAGATTGTTCAACATTGGGGGCGTGTACTGGATTTTGATCTGTAACAGGAGGTTGTTCTCCAGTATTACTATCAAATGTTTGTTTACTTTGTGCTTCAGATATAGTATCTTTAGTTTCTGATTCTACAGAAGCTTGTCTAACTGATTCTTTAGGAGATTCACTAACTACTTCTGCTTCTGGTGTAGGCTCTACTCTTGGCTTAATATTTTGTTCTGAAGTTGGTAGAACAGGCTCAGCTACAGTTGGATTTGGATTTACTTCCTCATAATCAATAGATTCGGGACTATTCTCTAATAACTTAGTTCTTCAATCTTTGAAATCACTAATTTGTTCAGGAGATACTTCAATACTTCCTGCACTTGTCATATCATTAATTGTGTTTAACTTTAAGTCTAGACTAATTCCATTATCTACAATAATTGTACCTTTTGTAGAACGTTGAGTTAGTGTATATAAATCCTTAAGAGTTAAATAATGTTTTCCACTTGTATCTTTCCAACTCTTGTCTATGATTGCAAATTCAAATTCATCACCTTGAACACTATCTAATCCTACTACTTTAACATTATTAATAGCAGTATATTTAGCAGGATTATCAGTTATAATTGCAATATCATTAGATAGTTTAGATAACTTTTCTACTATTTTAGGTACTTCATCTGAACTATTAATAAACTTCTCTCCACCAAATGTTTCAGTAGTTTCAAAATATTTAAGTTTAATACTATTTTCAGATAATATCTGTTTCGTTAATAAATCGATCTCACTTTCAAGCATACTTGGATTATCATAGTATTTATCTCAAGTTTGATCTAATATGCTATTTAAAATAGTATAGTTATCATATTTTGCAATATTATTTGGACGTAATGGAGCAGTTAAATTTGGAGTACGTGTAAAATAAGTATCTTCAATTCCTAAATTTCTCCTTGCATTTTCATAGAAAATATAAGCTGAATTTTGTTTATAATCTCCTAATCCAACAATTAAAATATTATTTTTATTTGCTCATCTTGTAATTAATTCAAGATCGATTTTAGAAAACTGACTAATTTCATCAATAAATATGATTCTATTCTCAGTTTCTGCAAACATTGTAGCTGGATTTAATTTTAAATCCTTAAGAGTATATGTAGGTATTTCATCACTTCCAATAACTTTATTAATATCTGATTCAGAAATTTGTTTTCCTAAAATCTGTTCAATTAATTCTGCTTTCGTATATGATAAACCATCATGCTCAATTGCTGCAGATAATCGATCTGTTTGTTTCCTTGTTGGAGCTACAGTTACAATTTTATATGCAGGCATCATTTTACGTAGTACATAAGCTACACCTTGTGTTTTACCTGTACCTGCTCCTCCAAATGTTGCAATAAAGTTTAATAACTGACTTTTATTCTGTATATAACTATCATCTGACGTAGCTTTTGCTTTTGCAGATAAATATTTAACAAATTCATTAAATAAATCTTTCCTTTCAGATGTTGCATGTATTAATCTAATTGCATATTCTTGAGAGAAAATCGGAGCTTTATTAAATGATTCATCAGTAATAACAGTTTTTAAGTTATTATAGAAATTTGCAGAAGGATATGCAATTAAAGATAATAAATAAACTGCCTGATCATAATCAGTAATTGCTTCAGTATCTCTAGCAAGCTTAGTAGGTCTTGCTGTAATTAAAGAAGTTGGTTCGAATAGTGAAGTGATGCGGTCAACTATTTCACTATTAGATAGTTTTTGATCATCTATAAGTTGATAGATTTTAGTTTCTAATCTGATAGAAGCCTCTTCAAATTCTTTAAAATTACTCTCCTTAATTTCTCCTGATGGAAAATCTGATTCAGCAATTAGTTGATTAAGATCTAAGTTAAATAATGATGCAAACTTATCTTTGATTACAGAATTTTCATTATTAAGTAACAGATTTGTAAATCTCTGTCTCATATTAATGGCAATATCTTTCTGTTCTCTAATTTTTTGTGCATTATTATTTTCTGCAATATTTATTAATGTATCAAGTCTAACCTTAATTGCTTTAAGATCTGAAGACATATTAACTGCAGTTTCTGTATCAATTTCTGCAAGTAGATCTTTAGCTAATTTCTTCTTAAACTTATTGATTTGAGTATTATATCCTCCATCTATAGAAGCAATAACAAGAGAATTTAAAATATCAATAAACCTACTAGTTTCTTTAAGTCTAGTTAAAGCATCCTTATTATTAATAATATAATCTTCTAACGAATCACTATTAAGATAACTATTATACTCTTTTACAATAAGATTAACAATATTTTGGCTAATTCCATTAGTAGATACTGCAAATTTTTCTAATAACTCATATGCAGGAGATACTTTAATTTCAGATTTAAGATCTGCAACATCATTAATAAAATCAATAAACGTTCTTCCAGATATTCTTGGAATAATTCCAGCTAATATTTCATCTGCACTTTGTCCTAAAAAGTCTGATAAATTTACTAATCCGTCACTTTGTAAAAGATTTTGATATGCAGTTTTAATCTGATTTATATCTCCTTTTGATACAATATCCTGAAAAACAGCTAAGTCATTTGCAATTCCAAGAGTCATTGACTCATATCCTACACTATCACCTTCTGTTCTTTCTATATATGCATTAATAGCTTTTTCTCAATTAGCTGCAGCAATTCCTTCAGTAAATCCATTTATATAAAAATAACTCTTCATTAATGCAACAAGGTCTACATCTGTTACATCAGTATATAAAGAATTAGTCTTTAAATAATTTAAGAAATCTATGTAACTATTTGCATATGTATTTAAGGCAGCTTCATTATCTGCTATAAACGTATCTGGTCTAGCTAATACTTTTCTACCTTCTTCGCTCAATTCTTGAGTTAATCCAAATTCATGTCTTTTAACTAAGAAATCTTTATAATTTTCAGTTAGTTGTAATTTAGTCTGAAGTTCAGATACTTCTTCATTAATTTCAACTCCTTCAGGAAGTTTAGAAATAGCTTCATCTATTTGTGCTTTTAGATTAGTAATTTCTTTATCGATATTTTTAATACGATTAGTTTGAATAGTTTCACCTGGAGCATAAGCTTTACTTAAGTCTACAGTTTTTTGAGATACGGCTACTAGATCTTGTGCAATAGATTCATTTAAACTATTAAATAAATCATATGCTGCAAATACCTTTGTTTTCTCAGTTGACTTAGAATATTTTTCATATTCTTCTTTAATCACAACTTTTTCATCAGATGTTAATTGATCAAAGTCTTTCTGATATCGAACTTTAGTAAAATTATGAATACCTAAGTCATCAACAAAGGCAGTTGCTAATGCAGGAGTAGCAGCGAATCTTGCTTGTCCAAAATAATAGTCATTAAGTTCTCCAGAGACTATTTTATCACGTCTTGCTCTTAAATCATCAAGTTTTGCTTTTAGTCTTTGAAATTCTACATCATTTTGAGCTGCTGCTATTTTGTTATCAACATCTTTAGGAGTTTTAGGCTCAAGTTCAGTAGGAGTAATCTTAGATTCTAAAGCTACTTTAGTTTTTAAAATATCCTCTGTAAGATCATTCCAATCAGAGAATATTTTACTATAAACTCCAGTTTCAATTAACTGATTTTTAAGGCTTTCTCTCTGAAT